TTAGAACAAAAGAAAAACCAAGAAGGTAAACGTAAAAGTCGTTGGGCAGTTATAAGAAACACAAACCCACAACTTAAAACAACAACAATTAAAACTTGGTTAGATTGGTTTCCCGAAGATCAATATGGCAAGTTTATGTGGTCAGTACCCTACACACATTTTATGAATGTAGGTGATGTAGAATTAGAAGTTATATTCTTAGCACTAGATAGACCCGAAGATGTTAAGAAACTATTATCTCTTGAGTTAACTGGTATATGGATTAACGAAGCAAGAGAGATTCCTAAAAGTATTATTGATGCTTGTACTATGCGTGTTGGTAGATTCCCATCAATGCGTGAAGGTGGTGCAAGTTGGTCGGGTGTTATTGCAGATACTAATGCACCCGAAGAAGATCATTGGTGGCCTATTATGTCGGGCGAAGTACCCGTACCCGACCATATACATCACGAACAAGCAAAAATGTTGGTCAAGCCCGATAACTGGACTTTCTATATCCAACCTGCAGGTATGTGTGAAACATTAACAAAAGAAGGTTCTGTAGATAATTATTACGACAATGATACTGCAGAGAACTCAAAGAACTTATTAGCAACTTACTATTCTAATCTTATTAGAGGTAAGACTAAGAGTTGGATTGATGTTTATGTAATGAATAGATTAGGTCAGATACAAGAAGGTAAACCAGTATATCCCGAGTTTAATATGGATTACCACGTTGCTAAAGAAGAAGTACCAATAGCAGAGGGTGTACCATTATATATTGGCATTGATTTTGGTTTAACACCTGCCGCAGTTTTTGGTCAGAAGGTTAGAGGTAGATGGCTAATACTTAATGAGATTGTAGCTATTGATATGGGTATAGTAAGATTTGCTGAAATGTTACGGCAAGATATATCTACTAGGTTTAGCAATCTTGAAGTTAAAATTATAGGCGACCCTGCAGGTGACTTTAGAGCACAGACAGATGAAACAACACCATTTCAAATACTAAGGGGTGCAGGACTTAGAGCATTTCCTGCTCCTAGTAATTCTATAGATTTAAGGTTAGAAGCAGTACGAGGTACTCTGAATAAAATGGCAGATGGTAAACCTGCTTTCTTAGTAGATAAAAGATGTGCAACACTTATCAAAGGGTTTGATAGTGGATATGCTTATAGAAGAATGATGGTAAGTGGTGAAAGGTTTGATGACAAACCCGATAAAAATATGTACTCACATATACACGACGCATTGCAGTACCTTATGCTTGGTGCAGGAGAAGGTAGAAATCTAATGCGTAATCACAAAACTATTGGAGCATTTAACGCTAGAAGTGGTTTTGATGTGTTTAAGCGTAAACCCAAGAAGATACAAGGCAGAGGGTTATGGGGAAGAATGTAAATTGTGCGTTGCACTTTTGCAAGAAATATGCAAAAGCTAGGTTAATTGAAGGGAGTATATATTATGTGTTTACCAAGTCCTAAAGTTGTGATGCCTACGCCACCACCACCACCACCACAGATGGATTCTGCACGAGAAGAAAATCAAGCTATCCGTTCAGATCGAAAAGGTGATGTGTTGGAAAAAGGTATTCGTAGAGCAAGAGGTGGAGGAGGCCGTAGGTCTTTGCTATCTAAGAGTGGAAAAGGTGGAATGGGATTCTATAATCAATTTATAGATTCGTAAGGCTTATGAATGATAGTGAACTCTGATGACAAACTATATACACCGACTAGCAACTCTACCGAAAAGGTTGCTCAACTTTATATTAGAAAGTATGAGAAAGCTAAAGGCGTTCGTCAAAACTTCGTTCCGTTGTTTGAAGAATGCTATGAGTACGCTTTACCAATGCGTGAGTCGTTTTTTACGGAAAGTATTGGCAGGAGGCGTGACGAAAAGATTTTTGATGAGACCGCAGTTGTGGGAGTACAAGAGTTCGCCTCGAGACTCCAAAGTGGCCTCGTCCCGAACTTCGCAAGGTGGGCAGACTTCACGGCAGGTTCGGAAGTACCGAAAGAAGAAAGAGACAAAGTAAACAATACTTTAGACGAGGTAACTGATTATGTATTTGAAGTCATACAAAACAGTAACTTCGCACAAGAAGTCCACGAATCATTTATGGATTTGGCAGTTGGTACGGGTGTTCTTGCCATTACAGAAGGTGATGCAATCAATCCTATCAACTTTAGTGCTATCCCTTTACCTCACCTTGTACTTGACGTTGGTGTTGATGATCGCATTGATCACGTTTATAGAATGCGTACTGTCAAATGTCGTGACCTTCCTATTATGTATCCCAAGGCAGATATTCCCGAACAAATAGCAACAAGAATGAAACGTGACCCAGAGATGGAGAACGATATACTTGAAGTCTGTTGTAAAGATTATTCACAAAAAAACCAAGATGCTTCAATATTTTATGCAATAGATATGATGTCTAAAGCAGTTATCTTCCAAGAGAAGTTTAAAGGTGTTGGCTCTAACCCGTATGTATGTTTCAGATGGTCTAAGTGTGCAGGAGAAATTTATGGGCGTGGCCCACTTATCAATGCGTTATCTGCAATTAAAACTACTAATCTTACGATTGAACTTATACTTGAGAATGCACAAATGGCTATCTCGGGTATATACCAAATGGAAGATGATGGTGTAGTCAACCCCGATACAATTAATTTAGTCCCTGGCACTGTAATACCTAAAGCACCAAATAGTACTGGATTGCAACCAGTAGCAAGTGCAGGTTCGTTTGATGTGGCTAACCTTGTGTTGAGTGATATGCGTTTAAATATTAAACGTGCATTATACAATGATATGCTTGGTAATCCCGATAAGACACCTGCTTCAGCTACAGAAGTTGCAGAGCGTATGGCTGACTTATCAAGACGTATTGGTTCTGCGTTTGGTAGATTACAAGCAGAGTTAGTACAACCAGTTTTACAAAGAGTGGTTTACATTCTTAAGAAGCAAGGCCGAATCGAACTGCCAACTGTTAATGGTAGAGAGATTAAAGTGCGTAGTGTTTCTCCCCTAGCACAAGCACAACATAATCAAGACATAACATCTGTTAGCAGATACTTAGAATTAGTGCAGGGTGCATTCGGCCCAGAGGTTATGAATTTACTTATTAGTTCTGAACAAACTGCAGAATACCTAGCTAAGAAGTTTGGTGTTCCCGATAACTTAATACGTGATGCAGATGAAAGAACTAGAATTGTTGAACAAGCACAAGCTATGCAACAACAACAAATGCAAATGATGCAACAACAACAAATGCAACAACAACCACAAGAAGGTACAGATGAGCAACCAACCGAGCAATAGAGTCGGGATAGATGGACTTATACGTCCAAAAGAAGATGAGGTTATTATTAGTAGAAATGTTGCTAGTGTATTTGAATCTGAAGTAGGTAAAGAAGTATTAAAGTATTTACGCTCTATAACGATAGAATATGTCAATGGGCCAACTGTAACAACAGATGAACTAAGACATATTGAAGGACAACGCTATCTTGTAGGTGTAATTGAACAGCGTATACGCCACGCTCACAACCATAAATAGGAGGTATAATGGCTGAAGAACAAGTGGAACAACAAGAACAACAAGTAGAAGCACCATCAGATGTGGTGGAGCAACCTACTGGTTCATTGTTAAACCAAGAAAATAAACCCGAAACTTCTGAAGAACCACAAGCAATTCCCGAAGGTTTGCCAGAAAAGTTTAAAACTGTAGATGATTTACTTGCATCATATAACGCACTAGAAAAGAAACTAGGGCAAGGTCGTGATGAAATTAAAAACGAACTAGAAGCAGAACTACTAGAAGAAGCATATAGCGATAGACCTGCAGATGTAGGAGACTATCAGATTCCCGATACATTAGATTCAACTCAAGTAGCAGACAATGAACTGCTTAATTGGTGGGCAGATCATTCTTGGAAGAATGGCTATAGTCAAGATGAGTTTGAAAAAGGCATTGATTTGTATGTACAGAACTTCTCGGGTATGCAAGATGAAGGGCCAGACTTCAATGCAGAAATGGGTAGACTTGGTGACAATGCACAATCTCGTGTAGATGCAGTAAGTAAGTTTGTTTACAAGAACTTCAAAGAAGATCAAATACCTGCACTCGAAAGATTCTGTGAAACTGCTGATGGTATCATTGCATTAGAGCAAATGATGAGCAATGGAACTGAAGCACAAGTTATTACTAACCAAGCTAATACTGTTCCCGAACTTAACGAGATGCAACTTCGAGAGATGATGAAAGACGATAGATACCATAATCCAACTAAGCGTGATCCTAATTTCGTCAGAAAAGTAGACGAAGGTTTCAAAAAGATATTTGGATAATGGAGCGTGAAATCCTCGAGCAAGAGGGACGCTTATGGTTTACTTGGGCAAGTGAAGAAGACGCAAAGAGTATATCACGACACCTAAGATTGAATGACCAAAAGGAGTGTATGATACATAGGGTTACTCCCTATGACGCTCTTACTGAATCTCTCACAATAGCAGGTGCTAGAACTTATAGCATCTTTATGGACAATACCTGCATAGCAATGTGTGGCACAGTACCTATTGAACTAGACTTTGGTAGAGTTTGGTTTCTTGGTACGTCTAATATTAATAAGAACTTTCGACCATTTCTTAGGGGGTGTGCGAGAGTAATTAAACACTTGCAAGGCGATTATAAACAAATTGAAAACCTCGTACCAGTTGACCACCACGAAACTATTATGTGGTTAACGTGGTGTGGCTTTACTTTTGACGACTATCCCTACGAAGTCAACGGACATACAATGATGCGTTTTGTGCGTTGCGTAAAGAAGAAAAATAATGTTATTAGTCTAAAGAGGCCAGTTTTACAATGAGCAACCCATACGGATAATTGCATTGATTTGAATAAAACTGATAACCGATAGTGAAAACGTAACTTAACTAGGAGGCTAATAATGGCTAATACTATAGATCAAGCCTTTATCAAGCAGTTCGAGAGCGAAGTTCACATGGCGTATCAGCGTATGGGTTCTAAGCTACGAAATACAACAAGGACTGTTGCCAATGTAAGAGGAAACACAGTTCGTTTCCAAAAGATTGGTACTGGAACTGCAAGTACAAAGGCTAGAAATGGTATGGTAACTCCAATGGAATTATCACATACCAATGTCGAAGCTACTATGTCGGACTTTTATGCGGCCGAATATGTAGACAAACTAGACGAACTAAAGATCAACATTGATGAGAGACAAGCAGTTGCTAAAAGTGCGGCGGCGGCTCTTGGTAGAAAGACTGATGAGATTCTTGTTACTGCTATGGACGCAGGTGCAAACTCTACACAGATCAACTCTACTGGTGCGGCAGTTGACAAAGCTGACTTGCTTACTTTGTTTGAAACCTTTGGAACGGCTAATATCCCAGAGGACGGGCAACGCTATCTAGCAATGCACCCGAAGGGTTTTGCTGATTTGTTCTTGATTAACGAATTTGCATCTAGTGATTTTGTTGGAGAACAGAATCTACCATTTGCAGGTGGAATGACAATGAAGCAGTTTTTAGGGTTCAACATCTTTTCAACTTCTGCAATCTCTGCAGGTAAGAATATTGCTTACCACAGTAGTTCTGTAGGACTTGGAATTGGTGCTGATGTTTCAACCGAGTTGAACTACATTCCAGAGAAGGTAGCTCATCTTGCAACATCTATGATGTCAATGGGTGCAGTTGTTATTGATGACAACGGCATCTATGAAGTCTTAGACAACAACTAGGAGAAATAAGATATGGCTTACGATAAATCAAATCTGACTCGCCTAGCAGGTGGGTCTGGACTTAATCTGTGGCACTATACTACTACAGATACCATTGCGACTGTGAATACTGCAGGTTACTTTAATGATTCAGCTAATATGTTTAATGTTAATGATGTCATTATTGCAGTCACTTCAAGTGGTGGTACACCAGTAGTATCGCTAACCTATTGCAACAGTGCAACTGCGACTACAGTTGATATTGTTGATGGTGATGCAATTACTGCAACAGATAGCGACTAAAAGAAAGGAAGGGAGGGTTCGCCCTCCCTTACTATAATGTATGGCAACAACAAGCACAGTAGCATCTTCGGGAATAGATATTTGTAGTAGAGCATTAATACTTATTGGTGCTGACCCAATTACATCTTTTCAAGACGCATCTACAGAGGCTAAAGTTGCAGTTAATGTTTACGAGGACGTTGCAAGATCAGCACTTGTAAACTCAAGGTGGCGATTTGCTACTAACCAAAACAAGCTATCATTACTAACAGCTACACCCACTGGTCGATATGCAATAGCACATCAGTTGCCTACAGATTTACTTATGTTACACGCAGTAACAGTTAATGATAACCAAATAGAATATGCAGTTTATGGAAACAAAGTATTTAGTGATTCTGCTTCTACTGACGAACTTGTCGCTGATTATACATTTAGAGCAAATGAAAAGACTTGGCCTAGTTATTTTACCCTAGCCGTTGAGTATTCATTAGCTATTATATTTGCAACAAGTATTGCAAGAGATTCTAGTTTAGCCAAACTAATGCAAGATCAAGCTGAACGTGCTATGGCAAAAGCTAGAAATTTAGATTCACAACAACAAACAACAAGGAAACTTACATCATCAAGATTTATAACAAGTAGGTTGAGTTAATGGCTAGAATCAGAGTTCCAGTAAGTAACTTTAGCTTTGGTGAAATAAGTCCTTCATTAGTTACAAGAACAGATACAAACGTCTATGGTAATGCAGGTAGCAAGGTAGAAAACTTCTTTCTGAAAAACGAAGGTGGTTTGTTAAAGCGTTATGGTATTAAAAAAATTTATGAGTTTGATACTACAGTTAATCTAATAGACTACACACAACAAGTTAGAATTATTCCATTTATTTTTAGTGATGATGAAAGATACATTATATCACTAGAACACGAAAAGATTAGATGTTTTCAAATTGTGTTTACTACTGGTGCAATCACACTGGTAGATACAATTACTCAAGACGTTGATAGTGCAACATTACCTTTTACACACGATAACATACACGAGATTACATACGCTCAATCGGGTGATACTATGTTCTTGTGTCATAACACATTTCAAACAAGAGAATTAAGAAGAACAAGTCTTACAGATTTTGAAGTAGATAATTTTGTATTTGAATCTGATACAGATAATACAAAGATATTTCAACCCTATCATAAGTTTCAAGGTAGTGGTGTCACTCTTGATCCTTCCGCAACGAGTGGTAATGGAATAACATTAACAACGTCACTACCTTACTTTGATACAACTGGTTCGCTTACTGGTTCTAATTACTTATCATCTAAACACGTTGGCACAATCATTCGATATAACAAAACAGAAATAGATATTGTTTCTGTACAAAGCAGTACACAAGCTACTGGTAACATTGTATCGGGTGAGGACTTATCACAACAATTAGATAAAGATGCTTACAGAACAGTTGATGGTACTGCTGATGTTGAAGTAACCCATATAGCACACGGATTAAAAACTGGTGATTCTATTACAATTTCTAAATCGGGTGCAGTAGGTGGTATAACTGCGGCCAACTTAAATGGCACTAGGACTGTACAAGAAGTAGTAGATGAAAACCATTACATCATTACTGCAGGACAGAATGCAAATGCTTCTGTTGATGGTGGTGGTGCTCCTAAGGTTACAACACACGCACCTAGTACAAACTGGGACGAACAAAGTTATTCTGCTTATAGAGGATATCCTGCGGCCGTTGCATTCCACGAAAACAGATTATGGTTTGGTGGTAGCATAGGTCAACCAGATGGTATATGGGCAAGTCGTTCAGATAGTTATTTTAACTTTGATACTGGTGATGGTGAGGACGCAGATGCACTAGATTTGACTGCTTCTATTGGAGAGATAAACAGTATTAGACATATTGTATCAAACAGAGATTTACAAATTTTTACCAGTACTTCTGAATTTTATATACCTGCTTTTAGTAGTGAGCCTATTACACCTACTAATGCTATGATTAAACGACAGACACCTTTTGGTGCATCATATGTAAGACCTACATCTTATGATGGTGCTACCATTTATGTGCAAAAAACTGGTGATGTTTGCAGAGAGTACTTGTACTCTGATGCAGAGGCGGCATATGTATCCTCCTCCATTTCGTCATTGTCGCCTCACTTAATTAACAAACCTATACAAATGTCAGTTCTAAATGGTGGATTGCAACGACCCGAATCATATACGTTTCTTGTAAACCTAGATGGTACGATTGCAATGTTTACATCTAATAGAGCAGAGAAACGTGCAGGTTGGTCACAACTTACTACTAATGGCAATTTTCATAGTATTACAACAGTTGATGAAAGAGTGTTCTTAGTTGTTGCATATAATAAAGGTTCTGTAAGTTCTCCTAATTTTAAGTATATATTAACTGAATTTGAACCTAGTGCTAACTTAGATTTCTCGGCTACGTTTACTGGAACGGCAGGTGTATTTAACGTAAGTACTCATTTTGCAAATGGTGCAGTAGTTAGTGTACTAAGTGGTACAGATTTTCTAGGACAATTTACTGTAGCGTCTGGTAATATAGACGTATCTGCAGTAGATAATACACTTACCTCTATAGAGGCAGGGTATGAATTTAATGTGGTTGCGAAAACTATGCCTATTGATGGTGCTATTCAAGGTGGCCCACTAACGGGTCAACAACGTAGTATATCCAAAATAATTTTAGATGTTCGCAATACATTCTCTGTAAATGTAAATGATACTGAACTTATATTACGAACTGTTACAAGTAATTTTAGTTTAGGTAGACAACCTACAACTGGTAAACACGAGTTTAGGTTTCTAGGATATGGGCGTGATCCAGTCGTCACGATAAGCCAGTCTAGTCCTTTACCTTTAGATATTAACGGACTGATAGCAGAGGTGAGTTTCTAATGTCATATTTAGCGGCAGGAATGGTTGGACTACAAGGTCTAGGTACTTTTATGAAATACAGTTCTCTCAAACGTGAGGGACAATACGCAATGGGTGCGGCAAGGTTTGATGCAAGTCAAGCAATGCTTGATGGTGCTCAATCAATGATTATTGCTGAACAAACGGCTAATGATAGAATTGCAAAGTTTGATTCTGAACAAGAAACAAATATTGCATTGTTTAGTTTTATGGGCAGAGATGTAAGCAGTGATGCGTCTATAGATGCTTTTATGAGTAAACAAAAAGAAGTTGCGTATACTGATACTGGGCGTATTGAAAATGATGGATACATTAAATTAAGCCAAGCTAAACTACGAGCAAAACAAGCTATGTTCAGAGGAACTGCGGCCAAAGCTAGTGCAGACTATAGAGCAACGTCAGCAATTATTAATGGTGCATTTGGTATGGCACAAACTTGGAGTACTTTTGCTTAATGGCTAGAGTAATTAGACAAAATATAACCTTTAGAAATCAACGTGTTGGCCTTGTCAGAGCAGATCGCTCGGGCGAAGCATTAGAGCGTGATATCCAAGCAGGTGCAGATAGTCTAATTAAAAACGCTTTTAATGTAGCTAATCAAGAAGCAGAACGTAAGGGTGTAGATTTAGCTAACAACTTATCTGCAGAACAACTTAAAGCAGTAAATCCCGAAACTGGTAACTTAGAAGTACTAGATAACTCACCATTGTTAATGGGTCTTACACAACGTAATGCGTATAGGAATGTTGTAGAGAAAAGGTTTAGGTTTCACTTAGAACAAGACATCAAAGAAAAGGCACAGACATTAGCTACTGAATTGCAAAATGATCCAAAGATGGTGTCTAAGTTTCAAAACCAATTTGGTGAATTTGTTAAAGGATTAAAGAAACCATTTGGTGAAAATCAAACATCATATCTTGGATATATAAATGATACTGCTGAATCTTATTTAGCATCAACCAAAGTCTTTCTTACTGATAAGAAAATCAAGAGAGAGATGGTTGAATCTAGGCAAGAGTTTAGTACTAATCTTAAAACAACTGGCACTCAACTGAATGCAGTTATCTTATCACAAGGCTCAAATGTTGATAAAAGCAAATGGATAGACGTATACAATAAAGGAAAGGCTTATAATTTAGACAATAAACAAAGTAATGTTATTGGCTCTACAGATAAGAACAATGCAGATAACGCATTAAACTCTGCTATTTTAAGTGCTTATACAACTAACCTAACTAATAGCCTTAGAAGTTTAGAAGGTGGCAAAAACGAAAAGTTTAATACTAAGCCAGAAATAGAAAAACAATTAAGACTAATACAAGATGCTTTGCTTACTGGCAATAATCTTAGTGGTTTAGATGATAAAGAAGTTCTACTTACTGTAACAGAGGTAGATGGTACAAGTGTACAGTATACTGCTAAATCATTTGTTGAATACATCAATAAAGAATCAGATGGTCAAGATAAGTCACCACTAACCAATGCGTTACAAAATGGTATTACCTCTGTAAAAAATGAACAAGTAAACGAAAATGCAATAAATGCAGAAAACCAGTTTTTAAATGGTGTTCAGTATAAAGCATTTAATAAAACTTGGGGTGATACTGGTAATGCAAATAGTGGCAGTAGTAAAATGTATTTGTCTGCTGATAACGGAAATGTATCAAATCTACTAGGACATATTACAAATACTGAAAAACAATATGGAGTATTTGCTGATACCACTAAGAAAGACAGTCCATTAAAAGAATCTGGAGCACAGTTTCAAAATCTAACAGATGGTTCGGGTGTTAATGTAAAAGCTGAAGTACTTAATAAATGGATACAAAGTACTGGTATAGAAAGAGTTTTATCTAAAATTAATCAGACTGGCGAAAAGGGATTTGCTTTTGTTAATAAAGCACAAAAATACTTGCAAGAGATGGTAATCAATCAAGGTGTTGAAAGCAAAATGTCTATGCAAAAGCCTGTGTTTGAAGACGCTACACTACAAAAAGAATTTGAAGAATCAGTAACTAAAGTATCTGAATATTATACTGTTACTAAGAATGGTAAAACTTTAGACAGTTACTATAGTGTGAATGAGATTAACGCTAAATTTAATTCTTTAGACGTTAATATGAATAAACAACAAACTGATATTAAATCAGAAAAAGTAAATAATGAAACGCTAAACAATGAAAATGTAAGTGCTAATCAAAATGTCATAGAAAGCAATATGACTAAAGGTATTGCTGATTCTGATATATCAATCTTTGGCAATAATCTTGATACTCTTAATACAAGTTTAAATGAACTAAATTCAGAAACATATAAAACAGACATTGACCTTGGTGATGGTAAGACACTATCCGTTGATACTAAAGGTGTAGATGTTACTACACGAAACTCTATTACTTCTAATGTAGAAGGTGCAGTTGCAAGAAGTTTTGTAGGTGCAGTAGATAACTCATTTATTTCTAATGATATGCAAATTGATATGGGCAATGGTAATACTGCAACAGTATCGCAACTTATGAAAAGTCCAACTGCTCAAATGGGCGTTTACGAATCTATAAAACAAGCAATCAATAGCAATTCAGATTTTACTATTTCAACTGGTAGTGCAGAGTTAGATACAATATTAATTGACCAATACAAACCCGTTGTAGCTTCTATTAATAGAAGTTCTGAAGGTATGAAGAAAGATATTACTACTAAGATTACCTCGGCAACTACACTTCTTAGAAGTGGTATTACGGCAGAAAAAGAATTAGCAGTAGCTTCTCGTGCTTATAATTCAGTTATATCTGGTCAGCACGACGATACTCTTACTAAAACAGATACATCAAAACAGATAGTTAATGCTATTTATACACAGAATAATGTTGGGCCTTCTTTCTTTTCAACAACTGAATCTCTCGATCCAAATCACCCTGCAACTAAAACAATGTATCAAATGGCTAGAAATGGTGTGTTTGATGAAACTTTCATAGCAAATGTTAATATGTTGGTTGATGGAAAATTAAGTAATCCTCAACAAGTATTTGCATTGATGAATCACATACAACAATTAAGTGCAGTAGTTAATGATGCAGGTACTAAAGAGATTAGTTTATTTCATATGGCTAAAGGCGATATAGGTGCAAATGTATCTGATGCTACTTTGGCTAAGATTGAAATGCTCAACTATATGATAAACTTAAAAGGTTTAAATGCACAAACTGCTAATGAGTTAAATGGCGATCTTATAAAAATTAGTGAAATGAAATCTAAGCTAACTTATTCGGGTGGTGAAACACCTGCTAAAATATTTGTTAGCGACTATGCACTTAGTAAAGATAGCGAAAATGCTAATCAGTATAAAGATATGCACGACGTACTCCGTCATCATTTTACTGAAACACATCAAGAAGATGCACCATCAGTTATCAATCGTATGGCAGGAATTTCAAAATTCTTAACTAATAGTAATCCTACATTAGGTGTTGATGAAGTTTTAGGTGTACTCGATATGATATATCAAAAGGGATATATGAATAGTAACGGAATTATTATTGATCCCGATTTAAGAAATAATGAAAAAGTACAAACTAAATATAATATTGATGCACTAATTCCTAAAAACGAATTAGAAATATTCCAAGCAAAACCATTTGATCCTAGTCAAGGTGACTTTGACGAAAACTATTCACGTTTCAATGGTATGCAAAAACAAGATGTATGGTTAGCTTTGATAGAAGAAACATTGTCTAACAAAGATGCTATGCAACTTTATGGTGATATGGATTTTGTACTTGATACTCGTGGAACAGATACGGGTAAATTTAATTTTGGTGCGTACAATCCTTCTATCCAACCAGAGGTTACTGATACAGATAATATTGTTGGAACTCGAACATTACAGAGTGAGCGTTCTTATTTGTTTAAAGAAATCCAAAATAGAAGTGGTGGTTCGTTAGCTAATATTAGAAAAACACAAGGCGATAAAGGTGTACAGAAAGCTATTAAAGAAAGAGAGGAGTTTCAAAAACGACTAAATGCTATTAACCAAGGTGAGATAACTGATAGTGGTGAAACAACAATTAATGTTTATGGAACAAAAAAAGCACCAGTAAAAGTATTTCTTGTTCCTATGAAAAATATAATGATGGAACAAGCACCCGATACTAGAGGTGCTGATGGTGGCAAAAAGACTATAAAGTTTAGAGTTATGAAGCTATCAGACAACGGATTGGAATTAGAACCTATAATGATTAATGCACCAGTAGGTGATGGTAATAGTGCTTATGTGCCTTATGTTGTGTCATACAGAGGTGCAAATGATATTAGTCCATTAGATTATCTGTCTATAAGTCAGCTAGAAAATGCACAAAAGGTTAGAAGTGAAGACGTTATAAAAGATATGCAACCTAAAACATTTAACTTGGACGACCTATAATGGAAACTAAAAGATACCCATTACAAGTAAATCCATACAATATTACTAAGCAGTTAATGCCTACACCTTCGCAAGGTGTTGATACTATAGATACGACAGATGGTGCTGATTATACATTTGGTGAGTTGTGGTCTGCACAACAGATGTATTATTACGATCCTATTATTGACGCTATAGATAATAAAATAAAATATGGGGATAGATACGACCCAAACTATAACCCAATACAAGATATGAAGGGTTATGAGCATTACGCACCACATCTAATTGATGCACGTAACGCAGATCATATGCGTGAAATGAAAGCAGATTTTGATGAGAATGAAAGACGTAGAGAAATACTAGCTACTGCATCATTTGGCGAACATTTGATGGCAGGTATTCTTGACCCTCTTAATCTAATACCTTTTGGTTTTGGCATACCTGCTTTAGCTAAAGGAGTAGCTAATGGAACTATACGTTCGTTTGGCAGTTATGTTGGTCACACAGCAGTTAGAACTGGTTTAGGTGCAGGTGCTATTACTGGTGTGCTTGAAGCAGGATCAGCACCTTTTGATCCACTTAAAACATCTGATGAAGTTGCTATGAACATTGGTTTTAGTATGGTGTTTGGTGGTGCATTTGGTGGATTGCTTGGAATACCTATGGGTATGAGAGCAAATAAAATAGGTAAGTTCCATCAAGCATATGATGATATGGCAAAGACTGTTTCTGAAATAGAACAGATGAATCTAAACCCAAAACTAATACAAGAAAAGATTTCTGTACCTAATGAAAGTAGAACTGGGTTCTATGAAATGAAAGGTACACAACTTAATGATTATAGAAAATATCTTGAGAAAAAACTTGAGATGTTACGCAAAGGTCAGACTGATGCGTTGCCTAGAGATCACAATAAATTCAAGAGTGTAGTAGTTAATATTCATAATTTAGGTGACTTAACTTTAACTAAAATATTTGGCAAAAAATATGGCGTAACTAGAATTATTACAGACCAAGATAAAGTAGCTAATTATAAGAAGCATAGTACTGGGCCACAAAATTGGAGTGGTTTAAACTCTATGCCAATTACTAAAGACATACACAGACAAGGTGCTACTGTCTTTTTGGATAGAGCAAGTATTACTCGAACCTATGCACGTGTCATACATATGATGAACGACATAGATAATAATCCAAGTGTACTACCTAAAGACGTACACGATTTTTTATTTGGTAGAGCAGAAACGTATTATAAAAAGAAAATGCGTTTGCTATCTACTAAGTACAAAAATAAGCCAGAGAAACGTGAGGAGTTCCAAGGTTACTTACACGCATTGTATATTTTACAAGCTAGGAAAAAAGGACTTATAAACAATGTTGATGATTACATTGACTTTGTTTTGTTTCACGAACTAAATCATAGTGGCCCTACACAAAACCCAAATAATCTTAGTGCAGGTCATAAACATAGAGACCCTAAGTATGTCCTTAATATGGAGCGTCTTACTAATGAGAATGCAGAAAAAGATTTTATAGCGTTTCGTAAACAAGTCCAAGATAAACAAGAAAATATGTTTGATGGCCCGATTGATAAGGAAGGCTTTGCATCTGTCATACAACAAACAGAACTAAGACTTAAAGAAGTCAACGAAGAAATACTTACTCGTAGACTAGAAGACTCACACGACACGCTTACTGGTAGAGTTAAAGACCCATATAGATACGCTGATAGTTGGTGGACTAACTCTTGGGTGTTTAACAAACTAGTACCTACACCTATGAAGAATGTATTGCAAGATAGAGGCATAAGTACACCAATTAAGAAGTTCTTTGTGAAGAACTTTGGGGATAAAGGTATGCTTATGAACATAGAAAAACACGGAGGTGATTCGGGTAATAGTGTGTATATGAACTCTAAGCTATGGGAAGGTGAATGGGTTTCTTTGTATATGGGTTTAATGAAGAAGTATGCAGAGCAAACAAATAAGTTATCGGGTGTTGCAGAAGCTACACAGTTTACTGGCGTACAGATAGGCAAAAGGCGAATCTTAGATACTAGACCAGTAGGTTTTGCAGAGTTTAGTACAAATGCAAATCTTAAATATATTAAAGGCGAAAAAGGTGCTGATGATCTTGAGCAGTCTGCAATAGATATGTTTGAGAAATTCTATAAAGATTGGGAAAAGCGTTTAGTTGATACTGGTTTAATTGGTAACAAAGGTTTCTATGAATCTCGTCAAACAGATTTAGGTTTAGATATAAATAAACTA